AAATTTCTCTGTGCTCTAGAGCCCACTGTAGGCAGTTTTTACGTACAGGACAGGAGAAACACATGTTCTTGGCTTTGTTTTTCTCTACGGAATCCTTTGAGTAGAACCAAGTCATAGATTCTTTTTTAGATGGGTCAGCGCACAAGGCGTTTTTTTGCCATCTTAAATTATCTGCTGGTTTCCACACAGAAGCAATTCTAATAGAAATACTATAAATTAAGGCTCTGTAACACGCCAAAAATAGACTAAAACTCAACCCAGGTTATAGGAGATACTTCAGTAAGACTATCCCCTAAATCTGTGTAACCTAGTTCGTCACAAGACATTAGCTCTAAATCAAAATCGCTATTTCCAGCCCAACCAAAAGTTGACTTTGATTTCTCCAACTTTTTGAAGCTTTCTGATAAAGAATCAGTTATACCGTCTCTCTGAATAGCCGAGGCAAGAGCCCTGCGGACTAAATCGTTTTCCATAGAAACGTGGTCTTTTGTGTAGAAAATAAAAGTCTCAGAATCTTCTGAAAAATTTAAGTAACCAGAACCAAGCCATTCTTCCCAGAGTGACTCACCTATTCTAGAATCCTTCATCTATGTCACCGATAGACATTTCAAAATTATTATCTATCTCATCATCTTCAAGAAAATATACTTCTGATGGCTTTTTGACTTCAAAAATTCCAGCAATTGTTAATGCACCGCAAAGACAACAAGTTTCAACACTTTCGGTATTAACTTTATTGGGAACATCTACACCAACAAGTTTCATTAAAATGGTGCCATTTTCGTCCATGCTTTCTGGCTCCCACCTGGTGTGATCATCTAAATAACACGACTCACAAATAGCCATGGGACGGGGGTCTTTCTTGCTAGACATATAGACCTCCTAAAAACTTAAGTACAGTTTATAGGAATAACTTAATGTCTATCTTGAGAAACGCTTTAATCAACTAAGTACTGAATAGTTGCAAGATTGATGTTTCTTTTTCTACGAGCATCTGTAAGCTCTACAGGACTAAGACCACCCCACACACCAAACTGTTCGTGTTGTATACCCCACTCAGCGCACTCAACTATGTGGTCGCAACTTTTACATATGCTTCTTGCTAATTTAACGTTTGTAGCATTTGTATCTAGTTGACCAGGATCATCAGCATCCCCATAAAAAAACAAATCTCCACCGACTTCCCTACACAGAGGGTTTTCATATGTCGATGGAAATGGAAGTTGAGGCTTTGTTTTTTTGTACAAAATTTTGCCTGTCTGTGAAGTTGTTAAGTCTTTTCTACACTACCAACTTCATAACCGCAACCAGCGTATCCAGCAATATCAATCCACGTGTCGGGCTGGAATCCTGACTTAGATGCGTAGCGAGCAACTTTTAACCCAACCATCATCATTGCTACATCTTCGGGAGTTATATCTACTCCAATAATTACAGACCAAATTTTTGCAATACGAGTAAAGTTCTCTTCTGGACCGCCATATTGAACATCACGATCCCCAGCAATAATTGTTGCTGCTTCACGAAGGGCTTGAACTCTGAGTTGTAGAACCGGTTCTTGAGTAGTCTCAGACATCTCTATTTTTCACCACTACCTGTGCTTGATAAAAGCTTTCGCTTTCCATATCTTCTGTCTCTTTAACAAGTAATTCGTAGTTAAATTTCTTTCTTACGTCAGAGACACTTACGTTAAAGAACTCTGAAATACGCTTTTCAGCAGCTAAAGAAATTTCGTCGTAATCATCTCCGTTAACCAAAAGATGAGCAACAGTGACTACGCTCATAATGTTGCAACTAACTTTTCTACTTTGTAAGGAGAGTAGTGAGATCCATCAAGAGTAGGCTCTCTACCGTCAGTTGTTTTAACAATAATGTCACCTGAACGAACAGCAACTACACGACCCCTACGCCCGTTATGGAGTTGTCCTAACTCGCCCTCAAAAGCATCTGCCAAGACTCTTACTTCATCACCAACGCGGATAAACCCTGGCATACCGGGTTCCCAAATCTCGTTGCCTTGGTTATTAACTAAAGCAATGCCCATAGCTAGTTTTGAAAATACTTCAACTATTTGAGCATCGTTTGATGCTAGGTGGGGCAGGGTTCTCCAAAAATCAAGAAGTTTTACTACAGAAGTGCCTACATCAACAGACACTTTAGCCATTTCTAGTTGAGACTTTGCCATCTCAATATTTAAATCTCTCATATATCCACTCTCACTTTACGTAAATTGTACTGTATTAAACATCAAAAACACAGGATAAAACTCTATAAATTGACTCATTAAAATCTGGTAAAACCTTTATATAATCATTCTTTTGTTTTGTAGCAATAGAAAGCCTTTCCCCAACAGACATATCCTCTAAGTTATGAGCCAAAAGGGACCAGGACTCTCCTAAATAAGATGTCTGCTTCCAGTCTGTGACTACGGGAGTATTTACATACAAAGACTGAGAAAGATTTACCGACCACCAAGGCTCTTCATTTTTATACACAGAAATTACAGAGCCAATAGATTTATTTATATTTGTCAATACAGAAGTATTAGTAGACCATTTACTACTAGACATTGGGTAAATTTTATTTTTTAGTGTTTTTTCAAGATTTTTAACCCAAGGGGTCTTTTGATTAGTAGACCAATGGTCTGAATTTGACTTCATATATAAAGCAGTTGAATCCTCTACGGCAGTCAATAGAAATGAGTCAAGACATAAAAGATCCAAATTATCTTCAGAAATATTAGGTATGTGTTTTGTTATGTGTTCTTTCTTAGACCAAGGAAAAGAAGGACACAAAGTCTGTTCCCAAGTATTTTCATACAAATCAAAAATAACTCCTTGAATACGAGAAAGATTTGCTGAGGATGTAGCTTTACCAAACTCTGATCTTTTAGAGTAAAAATCTTTTACAAGATCCTCTGGATTATTAGCAACCGCCCTAATCCCAGCCCACAGTTTGTGGGGCTCTGGAGCATCAACTAAATATCTAACATTAGACACCTTGCGAGCTCTTTCAATGACAGACAAAGCCCCGTATAGTCGATATGAAGAAAGACTCGTGGGTGGAGTTAGACCAACTATTACCACATCAAACTGGGATAGATACTCTTCAGACATATCTATTGATGGTGTAGTCCACACAACTTCGTGTCCAGAATAACTCAAAGCATTTCGTATAAGACCAGAAAAAGTAGGAAGCCTTGTATTTAATCCAGGGGACGACTGAGGAGCACTACATCCAGTAAGTAATACTTTCATAGTTTTTAATCTATCTCTTTCCTATAGTTTGTGGAGTAATGAGAAAGCCTTCCAACATTTGCTGGAAGGCAATCTCACTAAGCCAGTGACTTAGAAGGGTGCAGACGGCGCTGGAGCCGGTGCGGGTGCAGGTGCAGGTGCTGGAGCCGGTGCAGGTGCTGGAGCAGCCTGAGCCTGTTCTTCAGCCCATGGATCTGTAGTTGGAGCTGCTGCCTGAGCAGGGTAGTAACGCTTGATTTCATTCTTCTTGTTACCCTGCCATACGCGACTACCAATTTGAGCGCGGAACTTGCGATTAGCAAGAGCTGCTTCAATCTGAGCATTAGTAGGGTCTTGGCTAAAGAAATTTTCTCTAGTCAATCCCAAAGCGGCCATCTTGCTAAAGAAAATACCCAACGCAGTTGGATTGTCATTAGACACTACAAGGTTGTCCCATACGAGACGCTTGTTGTGTGGACCACCCTGTACTTCAGCCTTAACTGAGAACATTGTCTTGCCAGACTGAGTCTGCTTTGCCACGCCTTCAAGAACTACTAAATCGTAGTCACCGTCTGGTAGTGGTTCGTATGATGCTGTTTCTCCAGCCTCTTTGATGAGGTCGGACCAGTTTAAGGTACTCATACCTTAACCTTCCTTCTTTGTTGTTTTGGCAGCAGTTGCTGCAGGTTGTTTTTCTCCAAAAATCATGTCAAGCATACGTTCAATGGAGAGGTTTTCTTGCTGAACTGCTGAGCCAAGGCGACCTTGTACACGCTCTCCAGCCTCATACTGATTATTTCGTTCCACGTACATTTTACGAACCTTGTACGGAGGACTCAATGGATCAGGGTTTGGTACTTCCTCTGTTGTGATAGCACCAAGAATGTCGTAGAAGTACGGAGCCTGGATTGCAAGCTGACCCTGCAAGTACGGACGCTGACGACCGTCTTGGCTAGGACGAGCCATTGCAGTCAAGACAACTGCTTCTAGTGGATTAGTTGCGTGCATTGTTAGATCGCGTAGGTCACGTAAAAGACCGCCCATGTGACGAAGTAGTTCGCCCCACTGCTGCATCTTCATCTGCTCGCTACCTGCGATGCTATCCATGCACTTAACTTGAAGTTCAGAGATTGAGTCAATGATAAGACTCTTAAACTGATGCTTACCGCTCTGAAGCCATTGATATGCCTTAAGCACATCGTCATAGCTACGAACTTGGACTACGCAAGTATCCCAAGTGCCGTCTGCTACTGGTGGCTCCTCTCGGAGTGGGTCCCAGTACTTCACGATGATAGGGAGGAAACGATGCCCACCCTCAACGTCAAGCATGAGACGTGGATATGGAGCGGTAACCGCAAAGGTGGATTTTCCAACCTTTGACTCACCGTAGACCATAACTGTAAGAGAACGCTGAATGTCACTCATAGTTATTCCAGTCCTTTCTTGTCATTTTCGTTTTCGTAATATGAATAGGGGTCTCCCTCTTCAAACATTTCTGAAAGTGCTTGCTCGGCTGCGCTACCGTCATCCATTAACGTGCATACAGTAAAGAATTGACACTTCCACTTACAATCGCGTGTCGGGTGAGGATACGCAACAGAAGTATGATCAGTACCTTCGTCAAGCGCTGTACGCACTCGCATTAGGTCTGTTATTGTTCCGTGGATACGGTTCCAGAAAGAACGAAGTGTGAACACATTGTGACGCACCTCAATCTGGTCGTAGAACGGAGGTCGTGCAGAAGCAGTACGCTTTACCTTTTTTAGCATCGTAAAGATGCCACCTTCGGAGCGTTCTCCTTCTTTACTCTGGAATGTTTCCAGAAGCATATATGTAAGCACTTGCTCATTCATTGGAGCAAGCATTGCAAAGTCTGAAAGTGATCCACCTACAGTCTTAAAGTCACGGAACATACGAACACCATCAACCTTACGGCGAACACGCATATCAAGCTTCCCCTGTAACTCAACTTCTCCGTTGAATAATGGGGCAATAATTGTTTCTTCTGTAGAAATCATTTCTAGCTCTGAGTCAATTCCGTTTTCCTCAACCCACTGCTCATAGCCCTCAAGCATGATTCGACCTAGTTCTGCTTCGCCATCAAGGGTGTCAGTATCCCTGAAATCTGCAATAAGTAAGTTACGGTCAGCCTCTACCAAGCGAGAATGAGCATCTAGTAGTGGAACACCTTTTGCATAGTGATCATCTAAGGCAGCATGAATACGTGATCCAAGCGCCAGGGCCCCAGTAAAGTCTTGGTTAAGAGGCTTTAGACGACGATAGTAAGTTAACCACCACCGGCGACGACAATCTTTAAATGTTTGAATCTCTGAGTTAGAGAGTCTAATTACATTAGACATCTATCATTCCGTCCTTATATGTCATTGTTGTATGTTTCATAACTTACCTGCCTTATCTTTTTTAAGCAAGTCAAGTAGTTTTTCCCTGTCGTGAACGATTTGCTCAAAGTTATCTGCTTTAGTTTCAAGAACTTGTAGAACTCGTTCTTCTATAGTTCCTTCTGTTACATAATCTGTAATCACAATCGAATCGTGAATCTCTGATCCAATGCGGTGCACACGGTCTAGTGCTTGTTTGTGATCAACCAAAGACCAAGGGCGCTGAAGCATAATCAAGCGACGAGCAGCAGTGAGAGTCACACCTACACCGCCAGCCTGGGCAGTAAATAAAATCCACTTCTTTGCACCAGATTGAAAATCATCAATAGCTTGCTGACGTTCATCTTCATTCTGAGCACCAGTAATTAAACCGTGAGGGATGTTGGCTTTAGTCAAAGCAGCACTTAGAAGTTCAATTAACTGACGCGACACTGCACATACAGCAACTGAGTCCTCTCCAAAGTCTCCGTTTTTAATGTCATCCATAAGAGAATCAACCTTACAAGATGGCTCTGACAAAACAGCCTTAGGTTCTCCAGTATTCTCATCAACAACAATGTTTGCATAAGAACTAGCAAACTGAAGCAAACGAATTGTCTGAGTCAGAACACTAGGGGCAGATAACGCTTCGCCAGACTCAAGTTCGGCAATCATTGTGTCGCGCATTTGTTCGTAAGCTTTTTTCTGCTTAGTAGACATCTCCAAGTCGCGGCGTTCGTTGATTACTGGTGGTAGCCAAGGCAATACGCGAGCCTTCAACATACGACGCATGTGATGACTAATAGTACGTTGGAACTCATCTTCCATATGAGGCTTAATTCCAAGAACCATCATCCCACCAAAAGCATTAAGCATTGTGTCAACCATACGGTCAATCCACTTTGTCTTTGATGGCCAATCCTCAGGAGAAAGCCAATGCAAAATTGACCACATATCTACAACGTTGTTTGCCACAGGAGTACCAGTTAGTGCAAACCTAAACTCTGCATTGCCAGTTGCTGACCACAAAGCGCGAGTTTGTTTTGATTTAGGATCTTTTGACCGGTGAATTTCGTCAGCAACAACTGCTTTGAAATCAATCTTATTTAACTCTCTTTGGTGAACCTCACAACGAGTAAGACTCACTCTTTCATCGTGACCGCCGCATTCTTTACAGCGAGCCAGTGCTACAGAGCCGTACGGAGCCAGTCGTGAGTGAGTACGTAACGACTCCCAGTTAATAATGTAAACATCTGCAGGAGTCTCAAACTGCTTTTTACGCTGGGTAGAAGTTCCCTTAATAACTTGAGTAGAAACTCCTGGCCACCAACGACCAAATTCACGAGCCCAGTTTTTCTTAAGAGTGTTAGGACAGACAATAAGTGCAGGAAAAACATCTTCACCGCTGTCTTTAAGTTCTTTGATTGCTCTAATTGCTTGAGCAGTCTTACCTAGACCTGGCTCATCTGCCAACAAAGCCCTACGAGCTGTTTTAAGAAACTCAACTCCTGCTTGCTGGTGCGGGAAAAGATCTAAGTTAGTTGAGGACTCAAACTGCTCTAACTCTCTAAGAGAGTTTGCTGGACTAATACGAGTGTTAAGAAGGTTTGTAGCCCACTCACCAAGATCTTCGGCAATAACTAAATCGTTTCTAAAGGTAGAGCGCAGCGCTAAACAAGTAGACCAACTTAGAGGGACTCTCCAGATTTGATCAGAAGCTGACCAAGATGATCCCGGAATACTTTTACAAAGTTCTTTGTATCGGTATTCAACGTCTAAGCGAATATGCTTACCGTCTGGATCTAGTTTTGCTGTTACAGGCATTTACTTCCTTCTCCCATGTCTTTTTGTCATTAAAAAAATACTATCACACTTTTTGTAGAAAACTATTTATTTTGAATAGTAACTTCTATTCTAGAAGTTTTCTAGGTATCCAGCCACCCTTTACAAGCCTCAAAAGGGCGTGTCTAAGGGCATCATTTGCATGGCCTTCCCCACCTTTATGCCACACCCCTAAAGTCTTTAGGGCCTCGTTAGGGAACATTTTTTTGGCATCTACAGGCATTTGCCAAACAATAGAGTCCCTATCAATGCCAAAATCTTGCAAAATCTGCTTTAAAACTCCAATTTGCTCAAGGCTGTATGGCGCTTGAGAGTTACGGACTGTTTGAGCATTTATTGTAAATTTCTCACAAACCACAGTCAAAAGGCTGTAGTCCTCAGTAAAATCCTCTAAAAGGTTTCTTACAACGCCAGCAAACTCCTCTGGCTGGGACTCCCCAGAAAATAAAATCTCAGGCTCTTTATCTTTAGCCAAACAAAGTAAAGCAACTCCAGTAGCTTTCCCTGGGTCCACCGACAAAACATATTTAGACATACTTTTCACCCCATGTTTCCATTGGTCCATCTATACCAGAGGTAAGCGGAACTGCCCAACCCTCAGTTGTAGTCATACATTCTTTGACAGTTTGCATTACTTCTTGCACTTGGTCACGTGGCGCATTAAGCACAATTTCATCGTGTACGGGAACAATAAGAAGTTCTGTTAAATCAGCCTGATCTAATTTAATTAAGTTACTCTTAAAAACTTCCGCTGCTCCACCCTGGATTAGATAATTAACAAGGGTGTAGGTTCTTTCATCATCGCAAGGAATACGACGACCAGTCCAGGTATAGACATAGCCTTGACCCTCACCACGTAAGCGACGCATACCAATATCTTCAATCTGCTTCTGGAATGAAATCATTCCGGGATAGTTACGATCAAAAGAGTCAGAAACAGCCCTCATTTGATGTTCTGGTACACCAGCAGTTAAGGCTTGCTTAGCCACACCAGCGCCGTATAGACGACCGTAAACAACACCCTTAATAAGGTTACGTCTCTTATCAGAGCGAGTCATTTCTGGTTCCTGATACACCTCACGGCCAATTTCAGTAAATGGGTCAGAACCAGTTGCGTCCGCACGGTGAAATAGTTGAATCAAGTTGGGGTCTTGAGAAAGAGAAGCGAACATACGAAACTCAACTTGGTCAAGGTCAGATGTGACAATCACGTGGTCATCATCTTTAGGCAAGAATGCAGAGCGAACTACATCGTCACCCTTAGGGAGGGTCTGCAGTGCAGGGTCAGTAATAGACATACGACCGGTACGAGCACCCATTGTTTTTACAGATGGATGAACAAAACCCTCAACGTTCTTATCTATAAAATTAGAGAAGTAGCTACTAGCAAGTTTGTCAGCTTTTCGCTGTTTAAGAACAGTTTCGGCTAGGTTTTTAACTTCTTCATTTCCAGTTATTGTTAACAGTTTTAGTTGGTCTTTGGTTGCTGACTTTTGCCCCGTAGGTGTTAGTTCAGTAATTTCTGCACCAAGACTCTCAAAAAGCCTGACTAACTGTATGTTGCTGGTTATAGAAGCCCCGTTGTACGTCTTTTTAGCCCAATCTTTTACGGACTCCGTGTAGTTAACCAACTCCTCATATTTTCTCTGAGAATAGTCAAGATCTATACGAGCCCCATTGATCTCCATACGAGTAACAATTTTTCTTGTAGCCATTTCAAGTTCGTATGCTGTGTTGTACACACCACCAGGACCGCACTTTTCATAGAACTGTTCCCAGATACGCATTGTCAGCACAGTATCAAGCGCACCATAAGACCAGTAAGGCTGAAAGTTGACCGGAACAGTTCCCCAAGTCCAGCCATTAGTGGCAAGTTCTGTTCCCAAAGTTTCTTGCAGTGCAACAGCACGAGAGTCTACATAACGAGCAGCTAATTTTTTAAGCGCACCAGAACCCAGTGGGTCGATAATCTGAGCCATAATCATTGTGTCGTGCGCACGATGCCAAGGCATTTCCCACTCAGATCGAACAGCAAACCACTTGGCTTCAAAAGCAATATTGTGGCAAACAATCTGACCTTCAAATTTATTCATTGCTTCATAGAAAACGCCAGACCAGTTTTTCCAAGGTATAGACCAACCTTGTTGCCCATCTCCAATCTGAGCAAGACGTATATCTCCGTGCCAAGGAGACAAGGCATCACCACGAACACCGCCAGCGAGTTCACCAGTTTCAATATCTACAGATACTGCATCGTATGGACGGCGTTGACTAAGCCAAGTGAGAAACTCAGTGGCTTTTTCTACAGAATCAACTAGGTGTAGTTGTACTGCGGATAAATCTTCTGTCTGTCGTTCTGTCATTTTTGTCATTCCTTGGTTTTTGTTTAGGGAATAATTTCTACCCTATACACAGATTCAATTTTTTTATCTTGCTTAGACGCTTCTTCAAGCAATCTCTGAGCAACTTTAGTCAGGTAACGAGCCCCACCATCATCATACTTATATAATGCTTCAAGCACAGCTTCCGCATCATCGCTTACTTGCGCCCAAGTTCTATTTCTTTCAGGAAATATATAAGGAAGTTCGCTTTCAACAGGAGAGCATTCTTCGCAAGGTATAGCGTCCTTTGATAGGTTTTCAGGAACGGATTCAACTAAACCATACCTTTTTACAAGAGGGCAAGAGGCTCCATGAAAGACAAGAGATACACCTACTCTAGAAAGAATGTAGGAACCGTTTTCTGTCTGGTAAAGATCAAACTCAATCCAACGAGTAGACCCTTTTCTCCACGAAGAAGAGGATCCAAGAATGCGACCATTAAACTGAAGAGTACGGGAACCATCTCTAACTTCGTACACTGTTCTGGCTCCTGAATGTCATGGTGTCTATCCAACAAGTATACATTGTTATTTAAACTCTCTTTGGAGCCATCCACCAGGGTTTGCGGTAATTCCATAAGGAGCAAGTCGCAAACGAGTAAACTTTTTACCTGCTTCAGTCTCCATAAAATCATTTAGCGCTGGAATCACCCCTCTCGGAGCCTCTTTGTATTGACGAAGTTCTTCAATATCAACAATTCCATCTTCTACAACAAACCAACCACCAACGGGAACTAAGTCTGAATAGTTCTCCATGGCAAACATCGTGCACTGATAGGTATGAGCAGCATCTTCAATAACCATTGCCCTACGTCCAGCAACAGCGTCATAGACAGCCTTAACTGTCTCCGGAGTAGTTAAATCTCCGTTTATAATAGTGATTCTTTTGTCATAAGAAATGTTATCTTCAGCTGCCTTAGTGTTGACATCTACGCCAATAACTTCACCGCCACCAAGTATATTGCTGAGGCGATCAGCAAACCATAGCGAAGAGCCACCTGATTCAATTCCTAATTCAACAATAACTTCTGGTTTTGAATCTTCAATAAGACGTTCGTATGTACGTAAATCCTCTGGGAGTTTTAAAATACGAACGCCTTTATATAAATCTACATAGTGTATTTGATTAAGAAGCCTAGCTCTATAAAAATCAAGCAAAGACATACCGAGATTTATAGGGGTTGATCTGTAAAAGTCTGCTGAAGGTTGCTCACTCATGGAATGCCAGCCCATTAACAGCAAGATACCCAAGGGTTGTCACTATTGCATTTGGGAAATACAGAAAACAAGGAGCATCTGGGTTAGCACCGTTTTGAACCAACTTAAGTGAAATCTCTTTCGCAAAGTTCCAAGCACTAATAATGTAAGCATCGTTATCTTTAATAGATGAAAAATCTGTAATTTGAACATCTAAACCAGGAATCCACTTACCAATTTTTAATGGAGCCTCGTCTAATACCGCATCAACTTCCAAATCACAGGCACGTAAGAAAGTAATTCCTTTTGCAGCGGCTCCAACAGAGACAATTCTGTGACCTAGGTTTTTCCAATCCTCAGTGACTTCTACAGACACTTGCTTGGTGTAAATAGCATTTTGATAGAACTGCTCCCAATCTACAGGAGTACGAGTTGATCTAATCAAACCTGTTTCATCATCTTTCGGCTGAACCTCATTAAGACCAGCAGATATTGCTGACAACTCAATAGAGGTTTTATCTGGGTCGTAGTCCTCGTTTACAAGTACGTATAGAGATGAGTTACCGTGCATCTCCACGTAGTGGGTGTATACAAGCTTTAAGCCAACACGTTTAGCCAGTGCAGCCATAGAATCTTCACAGAAGAAAGAGCAGTGCTCGTGGTAAATGGTGTCAAATTCTCCATTAGCAATCATGTCTGCCTGAGAAGTTTGAAATATTGCATACCCATTCTTATTTAAAACTCTTTGAACTTGTTCTAAAGCAGCTAACGGATTTTGTGTATGAGCAAAGACGTTTTGTCCAATAACAATGTCATACGAGTTAGACTCAAATTGATTTGCTACATCAGGCCAAAAACCAAGAACAGTTTTTAGTCCTTCTTGATTTGCTACAGACACAATATTTTCTGCTGGGTCTACGCCACAAAAGTTTGTTATTCCAGCAACACTGAGGCTTTTCAAAAACAAACCATCATTGGATCCAAGTTCAAGTACAGAAATATCTTTACCGCAAAGATTGGCAACAAAATATGCAAGCTTTTGCATATGGTCTTTCATGGTCTGACTTGTTGAACTAACATAAGAATAATCACTGAATAACTCTTCTGCTGAGACAAAATTAGTCAACTGACCGTGACCACAATGGAAACAAGCCTCAATCCCTAACTTATAAACAGCATAATCTTTCTCATCCCTAGAGGCTAAAAGATTGTTTGCTGGTGCTTGAAAACCTAAATCTAAAACTTCTTTAACATCGGAACCACCACAAGCCAGGCAGTATTTAGTATTGTTAGGCACTTAAAGTTTCACTCATTCCTTCTGTCGCTAATTCAACTGCTTCTTTACCGTACTCTTCTATTTTATGAATCATACGCCAACCATTCCAATGCAAAACGCGCCTTTTTACGAAAGGTAAGCCCATATCTAGCAATCTATCCCAATTATAGGTCCCAGTATCGACACCACTGGCTACGCCAACTGCTTCAAAAGGGTAAATGACCCTAGTGGACCAACCTTCTTTTTTAATTAGACGGCTCATACCAACTTCATATGCAACAATAATATGAGCTTTTGTAGGTTGTATTTTTATACTTTCCCAAAAATCTTTCATAGGCTTTCTGCGCAAAGCCCCATTAGAAAAACCAAACCAATAAGTTTGTATATGCCAATCAATATCAGAGTTGGTTGTTAGACCCCATATGTCTTTGTCTGTTTCTTCAAAATCTCTAAGTAAGTTTGAGAATGACCAGAAAGGACCAACTACTCCACTATTTGCAAATAATATTTTTTTAATGTCATATAAATGAGGCATAGCGTGTAAGCCCACAGACCATGACCCAAAGTCTGATCCAATATTAGGCTTACGAATAAGAGTCACATAATCTGGCCAAGGCAATTCCTCTGGGGTTGAATCAACGACTACTACAGGCCAGCCACAGTTATTCCAGTTTTCTAGTTGTTTTGCTACTGACTTAGTTATTTTACCGTCGTTAGTGTGATGAGCATATAAAACAACTTTGTCTCTGATAACTTTTCCAGAGCGAACCAAATAGACCTGACCCTTACAAGCTTCAGTTATTAGCATTCCGGGAGGCCTTTCTACGTGGTAAATTATGTTTTTGTCTTTGTCTAACATAAGTGCATTAATGTCTTGAACTACTGTCGCACTTCGTCTTTCTGCTGTAGAGCGACTTTTTTTCATAAAGAAAGCCACTCTTTATTTTCTAGAGTCCACCTAACTGTTTTTTCTAGAGAATCTTCAAGTGAGATAGGGGCAGTCCACCCAGTTGCAGCCAACCTGGAACCATCTAATGCGTAGCGAAGGTCGTGACCAGGGCGCTTATCGCGGTAGTCAATTACTTCATATTTAAGAGGCATATCCATAAACTTAGCAATTAATTTTGCCATTTCTAGATTGTCTAGTTCTTTTTCACCAACAACATGGAATCTTTGAGGAACTTTAACTGGATTATCTGCTGAATAGTGGTTAACTTCTTGAGTGTTTGCAATATGGAGCAAAGCATCGGCTTGATTACGAGCATGTAGGTAAAAACGACTTCCAAGTCTGCCCTCAGCGTCTCCGTGTAGGCGTACGCCATACCCAGAAAGAATACTTTTCATAACAAGGGGAACAAATTTTTCTGTGTCTTGCATTTCACCAATGATATTCATTGTGTTTGTAATGATAAGTGGAACACCATAAGTCCGCCAGTAAGCGTATGCAATATCTTCCTGAGCAGCTTTAGAGGCTGAATATGGGTTGCTTGGGAAATGTAAATCTTCCCATTCGGCGTGGTCATGCCCTATTGGTGCCGGACCATAGACTTCATCAGTTGAGATATGAATAAACTTCTCTAAATGATCGCTAGAACGAGCCCAATCAAGTAAATGACAAATCAACTGCACGTTATTGATAACAAATGGTGCTGGATTTTCAATGCTTCGGTCTACGTGACTTTCACTAGCAAGATTAAAAACATAGTCAATTTTTCCAAATGCATGAGCAGTTACAGAACTCAAGGGTGCTGAAAGATCAATATGAATAATTTTTACTCGGTTAAAGTATTTTGAGCTATCTTCAGTAGCTAATCGAATACGATCTTGAACACCTTTATGTGTAAAAGTTACTGGACAAACAATATCCCAGTCTGTATTTACTAGTAAGTGGCGTAGAACATGACTTCCTACGAAACCACTTGCACCTGTTAAAAGAACTCGCTTTGTCATTATCCAATACCTAACCACATTTTGTTGAATATTTTTGTATCACTGTCGATCATTTCTTGCTTTCTTGGGTTATAAGCATCACTGCTAGAACCAAAGTGATCTGATCCTACCCCAACAACTCTACAAATTCGACCATTCCTCTTGTAGGCACGCCGAAACAAATCATCATCTCCATACCACCACTGGTATTGCTCACTTACCGCATATGGCTGGTCTTTCCAGAACTCAGCGGCAATAACAAAAGCCCAAGCCACAGCATGACCAG